GTTCTATTTCTCTACGCTTATAGTTAAGTTCTAATTGTTTAGTAGCAATATCAGAATTTATCTTCTGCTATTCTAGAGCTTGCTTTCCTATTTCAATTGGATCAGGAATTCCATTCATATCTTGATCCATATTCTCAGCACCACGATAAGAATTAATTTGTGCTACAGTAATTTTAGTAGCATTATCTTGTTCTGCTTTATATCTGTCTTGGTCTACTTTATATTTTTCAAGATCCAGTTCAGCTTCTTTAAGCATAAGCTCTTCTTCTTTAAGCTGATTCTGTTGTTCTGCCATTTGCTGTTGTGCTTGTTGTTCAGCTTGCTGCTGTTGCTGCATCTATTCCATTCTTTTCTGCTCGATCTCTTCAAGTCTATTCTTAATCATACTCATATTATCTAAAGTAATGATTTCAGCGATATCTAACAGACTAGCACCATTCTGCATAGCAGGTTGTAGCAATTGCTTTAATTGATCTATATACTGTTGATTCTTAGTACTATCATCTACAAATATATCCATATCTTCATAGAAGAAATTATCAGATAATTGTACAAACGCTCTGGTAGCATCATCTAATATATAATTCAAGTATCTCTTATTATCTTTCCAAGCTGCTTTAGAAGTATTCAATAGCATTGTTAATACTCTTCTCTTCACCTAATTATGATTCCAGAACCAAGGTTCAGTAATATGATAAGACATATTAACAGCAGTATTAGCGTTACTTACTAATTCACTAGCAGCAATCTATCCTTGTCTCTGTGGAGTAATACCAGTAAGTTTAGCTACCATATCTTCAATCTTCTGCATCAATTGAATATACTCAGCTATTACATTACTCATAGTTAAGTCCCAAGAGGATAACTAGTTGAATTGAGATGGTTTACCTCCTTCACGTCCTGGTATATCCCATCCTTCATCATAAGGATTAATAAAAGCTACACCTAGTGCACTTAAGTAATGCATCCACTTATTAACATCAATGTTCATAGATTTAGGTATCTAAGTAATATCCATTACTGCTACTTTACCTTTATCTCTAGATAATGCTAACTCAAGTCTATACCACACTACAATATACATATACTGTAATGGTTTCATCATACTTACTAATGATCTAGGTTTACTATTAGTATTATTATATACTACACCAGTATAAGGTAATTTCTGTGAATTAGGATTATCGGCAGATATATGTTGATATTCAATAGGTTGAATTCCTATGTACATATCATCACCAATTCTATATCCTTCCCATACTTCAATAATCCAATCCCATTCTACAGATTGTTCAGTACCTGTTACTTTATAATCTTCATCTACTTGAAATTCTTCAGCTTCTCCAGTTTCTGGATTTAGTAAAGTAACAAATCCTATCTTTTTGAAAGATTTCCAACAGCAGTGATATACTGTTATATGATCTACATCAAACGGATTATCTGTAAAACTATTAATTTTGTGTAGTCTAATAGATTCATAATCTATACTAGTCTTTCTTATCTCTGGATTATTACCTGCTCCAGGTCTTTGATCAATAAGTTCTAATAATTCATTTAGTTGTCTTTCAGACATTTTATCATAGAATCTATCGTATATCTCAGTAGCAGACATAATCATCTTTCTACGACACCATGCGGCATCATCTATGAATTCTAAGTCTAAAGAATGCTCATAATCAAAGTACATAGGGTTTACTCTTTCTACATAAGGATCTCCATTGATTACACCTACATAGTATATTTCTTCTCCACCTATTAAAGCATCTTTCCAACCTTTATAAAACTCATGAGTAAGATTTAATTTTCTCTTTAGAAATTGTAATGCATGATAAGCTTCAGTTTCTGCTATATCTTTATAATCTTTCTATAGATACTTAGCTATAGCTTCTGGAGTCTAGATTTCTCCTGTAGCTAATGCTTGTTCATATCTAGCTGCTTGTTCTGGGCTTAACTTGCTTGCTATAGTAGCTTGAATATAATCCATTAGCATTTCTTTAGCTTTTTCCTACATTTCACTAGCAGCTATATCACTTGTACGTTGTGGATGAAAATTAAAAGGTCTCTTAGTTTCTTCACCAAGTAACTGATCTACATATGGTTTGATGATATTATAATCCTATGCCATAGCAGGAAACCCATCATCTTGTTTAAATGGATTGGTTACATATTTAAGATCCTTTTCATTATATATGCTATTATATAAATCATAGTAAGTCTACATCTCGTCAGATCTAGATCTACCATTACCACCAAATCCTGAATCTCCAGCGCCTACTACATAGTCTACGCAGGCTTCTTTCCAGGCTTGTGTCTTCTTTGACATTGGTAGTTTCTGTGCAGGGAAACTTTTAGTATTCTTCATAGTTAAAATGTATATACATTATCATCATTAGAAAATACTCTAGGAGTATCATCATTGAACCAACTCTGCGCAAAAATTGGTCCATCGAAGAGCATCTTCTATTTGTTTTCTTTTTCTTTCTTTTTAACAACTACATTATACAGTTGTTCTCTATATATCATAACCTACATCAACGCCATCACTCGGTCAAAGTTACCTGTATCGTTATAGCTTATTAGCTCTTCTAATAGCGGCTCTGATAGTATCCTAGTTAGGTTTTTCTTACCTGGTGCATACTCTTCATTCAACCATTCTTTTATCATACCTTCACCCCATTGCTTTATCTACTTATTCATGTGACAACCTTTTCTTCTTTGTACTTTAGAATTACTAACTATATCATTAATAATATCAGGTTGATCAGCTAATAAGTAATCACAATGCTTAGCAGTAAAGTAAGGGAATAAACCTTTGCGTTCATTTTCATACATTATACGTGCATTGTAGTATAATGCTAACTTACGTAAATTCTCATAATACTCTTCAGCTGTTGCAGGTCTACCAGTGTATTCAGCTACTATAATATCATAATACTCTTCAAAGTTCTAAAACCTCTTATATACAATAGATGATCCTAATGAATTAGTACCAGACTAATCATGATCATAAGGGTCTACCCCTATTATATATAATCCAGCTGTTGCATCTTTAGCTGGATGTTCCCATATAACTATTGAACCAGTAGGATCATCATCTTTACCAAGTGGATACTTAGTAACATCGCCATGTTTCTTAGGTATCCATTTGATACTACCAGACTCATCGAATATTAAATCACCCACCTGCTTATGATTCTATAACTAAGTGTTAGTACGAATAAGTCCTAATTGCTCCTACAGTTCCTTCTTAGGAAATATATTACCGTTAAATTCCAACATTGCCTCTTGTGGAGTAATAGGACGTTCTGCAACATAACGGTCTATAGCAGTAGTATTAGTAGCTGTACTTATTACTTTTCTACGTTCATCTAATATAAATTCTAGAGAAGGTTTAGTAATAGTGTTACCATCATCATCCATGTATATTCTATTACCATCATCATCTCTAGTATCTAGATTAGTATACTATGGAACAAAGAATCCACACAATTTATCTGTAGGTGTACTATCCCATATGTTCTCAAATCCTAAACAATTGTATCCATCTGGATTATAGAACATATCTTTCATAGTTTCAAATGCAGAGCCTTCGTCACCACCAGTTCCCCATACAATCATAGTACCAAACGCTACACCATCTTGTTCTACAGATGGTCTAGCAATTTGCCACGCAGCACCTAATTCTGAGAATGAACCTCCTTCTTCAAATAGAATTAATTTGGCACGTTTACCACGTACTACATCAGGATTATCTTTCAAAGTAACGCCAATAATCTCTGACTTATAACCCATTTCTACTTCATTGCCAAATTCATCTTTAGTCCAGAATCCAGCTCGTTTACGCATAGTACTGTTAACAGATCGTTTCTTACCCCAAGCTGTATTTTTATCTATAAAGTCCATATAGTCCCAAGCTTTAGTAAGAATACCATCTTCAGTAAGATACTGCTTATTAGAAGCATATATGTATGTTTTACTATTAGGTATTAGATAATAATTACGACATGCCATAGCTCCACCTTTGTAACTATATCCTTTACGACGTGATTTAAGTAGACATATATGTTTTCCTTTATCTTCTGCTTCTTGTACTGCCTAGAAGTAGAAATAGTCATAGTCATAGAAATCAGGGAATGTTACCACACTGTCTCGTTTTACTTTAGTCTCTCCGTTAGGTAGTTTAGTAACAGTATTAACTATACGTTGCATTGGACAAAAATTGATATAAAAATAGTTATACCCAGTGATGTAATCTCCATCCTCTGCGGTATAACCATTAATGCAACGATCTTTCTGTTCGTCCCAGTATTGAAAGTATTCTGACGAACCAGCTGGATATAAACAATAACGCCCTGTAGTTAAAAACTACAGAGCTGGTTCTCTAAATTTATCAGAATTTTTAATTTTCTTCTAGAAGTCAATCATAGTTTCTTAATATGTTTAACATGTCAACAAGTAGATTGTATCAATTCTTTCTTCCAAGTAAATCCTTTACATGTTTTAGCTTTACCATTACAAGCTCTTTTAATAGAATTATAATCCGTATTTACTGCTTTTGCAGCATTATGCATACCTTTAAATGTATTTAATAATTCTCCATTTTTGCTATATTGATAAACAAAATATTTTGTAGAAGAATTTCTTAACTTCTCTTTTTGTATTTCTGACATCTTTTTTCCTTTATTTAAACCAGGCATACCTTTATACCAGTCAGAATTGCAATGTCTATTAGTTTCATATTCTTTCCACAAACTGTATATTTTGTCTTTTTTCTTCTCTAATTCTTCTTTAGAAAAGTCAGCAATAAAATTGTTACAGAAAGGATGTATATATTTATTATTACATAATTTACTTATATTTGATCCGCTTAGACCAGTTATTGTAGATGCGGCTTTTATAGTATGCGCATATATATAATACTTATCTATAAAATTGTACATATATACTCGTTTTCCTATAATTCCATCTCGTATTAATTTCTTAGTATTTTCAGAAACTTTCTTTCTTTGTTCTTCTGTCATCTTCAAACCAAGAACACCAAAGTCTCCACCTTTAGTACAATTATATCCTTTAGTATACCCTTCATATTGCTCTATGTATTTTATTTCTAAATCGTCTAATTTATTTATTAACTGTTCTGTAGTAATTGATTCGTCGGGTATAAAAGATTCTACTATATCTATAGTAAAGTTATGTAATCCGTATTTTTCTATAGCTCTATATAATGGTAAATCGTATCGTTTATTTCTAATATTGCTAAGATGATGTTTGAGTCTTTTTCTTATAGATACTCCTTGACCAATATAACATTTACCATTTATATTGTTTTTAAATAAGTAAATTCCAGCTAGTTTTGGATCTATATCTCTATACGTCATTATTAATTTTAATTAGTTGGAACGGTAGGATTCGAACCCACACACATACCGGGTTAGAGCCGGCGACGCTACCATTACGTTACGCTCCAGTGCCAGGGAATATTTAATGTCTGTCCCTGTCAGACCTCTCTATCAGTTCAACGAGATTATTTCTTAAACAAACTTTTTAGCCAATGGATAGTACGTTTGATGATACCTTTCTTCTTAGGTTCAGCTACTGCTTCTTTCTTATATTCTTCAATCAAAGACTCACTAGCTTCTTTAACTGCTTTATTTGCTTTTTGTTTGTTATCAATTTCTTTCTCAAGCACATCACAAATTTCTTCAGTGCTATTGCATTTTGTTAAATCAAGTACTTTCTTCATAGTTTCTTTATTTATATTCATATAACGTACTCATTAATTTATTGTTATAAATTTGTGTATAATTTGCACAAATTAAGCTAATTCATAAGGATTAATCTGAGCATCTCCTCGTACTTTAGTAGTACTAACTTCTTCAGCTTTAACTGCTTTCTCAAGAAAATCTAATGTCTGAAAAGTAGCTTTTACCTTTTCCATACCAGCCAATAGATCTTTAATTTTCTTTTCGTCTAACTGTTCTTCTAGAGAATCTTCGTAGTATTTACTAATAGTATCTACTTTATTTCTCATACTATCTAGCATTCTAAGATTCCTAGTATATATCAGCTTTTTGTAATCATCTTCACAAGCTTTTTCCTCTACAGTAAGCTTATAATTTTCATCGTTAAAGTATAACTATTTGAGCTTTTTCTCCCTAATATCTGGTTCTAATTGAAGTACATATGGAGATTTAAAGTACCACATTAATACTATGTAGCTTATTACATTTGTGGCTTGTTGTTTATCAGGCTTATCAGCCTCCCACAGCTTTTTAAAGAATGGGAGACCTAAAGCATCTGGATGTATTACTACTTTACCACCGTTTATATCAAATAGTTTCATCAGTTACTTCTTCAACACTAGGTTCAAAATTCTCTGGCATAAACTCTTCTGGATGAGCTGCTCTATATTCCTCTTCAGCTTTAGTATTTGCAATAGCGTCTAACAATTGATAGAATTTCAATTCTACAGATTCTTGTTGTTCAGCAGGAATAGTAGGCATTAATTTTTCCATAGATTGTTTCATTACATCTTCAGTAAATTCACCTTGTACAATCTCTGTTCTATACAACATTCCATCAATACGAACTTCAATGAAATTTCCAACTCCTGATGCACTTACAGGTGTAATTGTAATATTAAACTGTTCCATAATTATTT